CGAAATCATTCTCGGCCGCGCCGTGGAGGGCGTCTGTGATAGTCAGGGTAGATGAGCCGTTGACCGCGGCAAACGTGACGTCGCCCGCGGCAGTGGTTTCGCGAAGAGGCGTAATGTCATTATAACCGCCGCCCAATTCAATGTAATATTTTAGGTGGGTGCCGTTACCAATAAAGTTTGAACCATCTAGCGCCACAAAAGGGTGGAGGATTCGAGACGTGCCTAAGAAGCTAAGAGTTGAAATCCTCTGCCAGCCCCCTATTTTTTCGGGTGTGCCAAACCTAAACCTTACTTTGTCGCAGTCGTACCATCCACCTTCGTTTGTGTACGAAGTTGTTTCTCGGTTAACTCCCGGACGGAACTGTAACTTAGTAAGTGGCATATTATTCGTTCTCTTTGTCTTTTACGGCCATCCCCGTAAGTATACGGCTACGCCAACCGCAGCAGCTACGATGATTATAACAATACCTAGAGCAATTAACCCATCCTTTATATTGGAGTTAATTGCAGCTTGCTGAACCTTGCGTTTCTTAGATTCAGATTTTTGTTTCTTATAAAACTCGTCTCTAAATTGTTGGTATTTGTAGTAACCTAACAGCCCTTGCTTGTTGAGCATAAACTCAAGCTCTTTCTCTTGCCTTTCTAGGGCTTGCTTGGCTTGATAAGCAGCCAGTACGTCGCCCGTACCTAATTTAGCCTTCTGCTCTATAGCCTGACTTGCGCCAAAATATTTGGTTAAGGCAGAACCCGCGTCAGCAATTTCTTTGCCGTTGCTAAGTGTCTTTTTTATAACCGAGAACGCCGCATTGGCAATTGCGAGTTCTGCTAGCATTTAGCCACCCAATGCAACGTAGACAGCGGACCGTGCTGTTTATATGCAATTATTCCTGTTACATGAGTTACTCGCATGCGTTCAGGGTCAGACTTACCTTCTGTTTGAGGCTCTACTACGGCCGCTTGACCTAGTGGGGGCAACATCGAAACGTGAACGGGGTAAAGTTCTGTAATTGTTGACCACACAGTAAATCACTATTCTTCTACTTCAATGCGCGGATCTACCCAACCTTCTACCGCTGTCCATGTGCCATCTGCTGCGCAGTTGTACTTACAGCCGTACCAGTCATCAGGAGTGGTTACGCCCTCAATTACAGTAGAGTTGGTGGAGTTTAGGTCACCGATAATAAAGTCTAAGTTAGACGGATCGCCCATCTCAATGTGGTCAGCACTAACTACTACAGAGTAGTCGTCAGCCACAAGGTACTTAGAGCAGCCTAGATCGCATACAATAGTTTTCATAAATTTATCCTTTTAAAAGTATAGTTGTGGCAGAAAGTGCCTTGCCGATATTAACAGCAGGTGAAGTTGAGACGGTAGAAATTGTACCATTTGTTTGCACGTAATATGTGGAGCCAATGGTAAGACTAGTTTGTCCTGCGCCCACGCCACCTTCCACCACCACCGAACCGCTTGCACCGCTGGCAATGGCTTCATCTGTGATTCCCAAGAAGTTAGTGGAGGTTAGGTTGGTTAAGGAAGGTGCTACCAATTGACCTAGTATAGCTTCACCATCGGTATTACCACCATTATAATAATTTATTACAAACTTACCAATCGTATTTGGGTCAAAAGATATTCTAGTGTATATAGTTGCTGCTGAATTAAATACATATTCAGAGCCAAAGCTAATTGCAGTTCCAGAAACCGTGCCTACAATTGCTGTACCATGTTGCGAATTAGCAGTATCGTTGTAAACAATAACAAACTGATTAGCTGTGTTAGGATTAAATCTTACTGATATATAACTAGTAGAACCTGCATTAAATACATACTCTGAGCCATAACTAATAGAAGTGCCACTTACTGTACCTACTCTTGCTGTACCATAGTTAGAATTAGCAGCATCTAAATAAGCAACAACAAACTTGTTAGCAGTGTTGGGGTCAAAAGATAGTGATATAAATTCGCCCGTACTGGCTGGATTAAATACGTGTGCTGCACCATTAAAACTAATTGCGCTTCCACTTAATGTACCTACTTTTGTTGTTCCGTAAGCATTGTTACCATTATCTTTGTAAGATACTACAAATTTCTGAGCCGTATTTGGGTCAAATTGAACCTCAGTATTTATAGTGGTTGCTGAATTAAATACAACTTCACTACCCCAACTAATAAGATTAGTGGAAAATATTAATCCCGAAAGTGCCGTTCCGTAATTCGAATTACCTGCATCATAGTACGTTACTAATAATCTATTAACAGTGTTAGAGTCAAAAGCAAATCCAAATAGCCCAGTAAAACCAGTATTAAAAACTTGAGGACTACCAAAGGTAAGGCTTGTACCCGACACTGCACCTACAATAGCTGTACCAGCCCCACTATTACCAGCATTAGAATAAACTATGGCAAACTTATCTGCTGTGTAAGGGTCAAAAGCTATTTCAATATAATCAGTTGCTGCTGTATTAAATACAGTAGGAGTACCAAAGGAAATAGAATTGCCAGACACTGTGCCTACTACAGCTGTACCATAAGTTGTAGTGCTGTTTTTATAAACTGTTATAAATTTATTAGCTGTGTTTGGGTCGTAAGCTACTGTTGCATATTCCACAGAAGAAGTGTGAAATACAGACGCACTCCCTGATGGTATACTTTCAGTTACTGGGCTCAGAGCAACAAGCTCTACCTGCCCATTTGTTTTTAGAATAACTGGCTTACCATTAGGAAGCGTCCCTGATGCCACAAAAGTAGCACTTTTCGCACCGCCACCTGAAGGAAGGAGTTCGCTTAGATTACTCATGTATTAAACTCCAAATTGATTGACGTTGACGACAATGCTCTACCTATTCTTACTGCTGGTGACGCAGATGCTGTGGTTACAGTTCCATCTGTTTGGACGTAGTAGATGCTGTTAGGCGTTAAACTGCTCAGACCCGACTTTATACCGCCTTTAATGGTTACTTTACCTGTGGCCGCGCTTGAAATGGCAGCGTCTGTGATGCCTACGAAGTTAGTGGAGGTTAAGTTGGTTACCACTGAGTTTGATTGACCTAAAATTGCTGTCCCATAACTTGAATTAGCACTATCTTGATAAACAATCACAAACTTGCCCGAAGTATTATCGTCAAAGGCTAGGTTATAATTGTATGTTTCACCTGCATTGTAGACTTGCTCGGAGCCAAAGCTAAGTGAAGTTCCACTAACAGTACCTGCAATAGCGTAACCAGAATATGGGCTAGATGCGTCTTTATAAACAATTACAAAGCTACCTGCTTTATTTTGATTAAAAGCTAATGGTGCAGCGTGAGCGGCTGGAAGTTTTGCAGTAAATACTACGGCAGAGCCAAAACTAATTGATGTACCAGAAACAGTACCTACGATTGCAGTAGCCGCACTTGAGTTACCAGCATCAATGTAAGTAACCACAAAATTACCTGCGGTGCTAGGGTCGAAAGCTACGTTAGTGTAGTTAGTGGTAGATGAGTTAAATACATACTCAGAGCCAAAGCTAATGCTTGTTCCACTGATTGTACCTATGATAGCTGTCCCCCGACTTGAGTTACCTGCGTCTCCATAAGTGACTACAAATGTGCCTGAGTTACCCACATCAAAAGATAATCCAGTGTAAAAAGTAGAAGATGCGTTAAATGCGACCTCACTTCCAAAAGATATTGAAGTGCCTGAAACTGTGCCTACGATTGCAGTGCCGTAATTTGAACTGCCACCATCTCTATAACTAATAGCAACTTTATTGGCAGTGTTTGGATCATATTCTATTGAAAACCAACCCGTAGCCGAGGTTCCATTCCAAGCCACTTTAGTTCCAAAACTAAGTGAAGTGCCTGATATAGTTCCGACTATGACTTTACCAGCAGTGCTATTTGCAGCACCCTCATTAAAAGCAATTACAAACTTGCCCGAAGTATTAGGGTCAAAGGATATTTTTGATTGAGCTACTTGACTTGAGTTGTATACAACCTCAGAGCCAAAGCTAAGTGAAGTTCCTGAAACTGTACCTATAACTGCCGTCCCATATTGAGAATTACCATTATCCGTATACGCAACCACAAACTGATTAGCTACGTTTGGGTTAAAAGACACCGAAGTATTAACAGTGCTTCCAGCATTAAATACAGCTTCACTACCTGCTGGTATGCTCTCAGTCGCACCTGATTCTCCCACCACAGTAACAGTGCCATTAGCATTTAGAATAACTGGCTTACCATTAGGCAGCGTACCACTGGCCACAAAATCAAACTGCTTGCCGCCCGAACCTGAAGGTAATAACTCGCTTAGATTGCTCATAATTGATCCATTAGATTTAGGGTTGTAGCGGAAATAGCAGTACCTGCTTTAACGGCAGGCGAGGTAGTGACTGTGGATACTGTGCCGTCTGCTTGAACGTAGTAGTCAGAGCCGATGGTCATAGCACTGCTAAGATTGCCTGAAATAGCTGTTGGGTAACTACTATTAGCAGTGTCTCTATAAGCAACTACATACTTACCCGAATTGTTGTCATCGAAAGAAATTGAAGTATATTCAACGCTGCCTGAATTAAATACAACCTCTTCCTTAAAGGTAACATCTGTGCCTGATAAAGTTCCCATGATTGATGTGCCGTAGCTTGAGTTACCATTATCTGCATAAGTTATTATAAAGTTACTTCCTGTTTTTTTAAAAGCAAGGTTTAGCGCATTTGTACTAGCGTTATTAAACACAACAGCAGTACCATAACTAATTGAAGTACCACTTACTGTCCCGACTAAAGCCACACCTACATCACTAGCAAAGTCATTTCTATAGATAATAACTACTTTATTAGCTTGACTTGGGTCATACGCTGCTACCATTTGCGTTATACTATTGGGGTAAAAAGTAGCCTCAGTTCCATAGCTTAATGAAGTCCCAGAAATAGTACCTACAATCACTTTTCCGTAATTAGCGTTGCTAAGATCTCGATAGCATATTATAAATTTATTAGCGGTGTTAGGGTCAAAGGAGATAGAAATATATGATGTTAGTGCATTAAAATCAACAACAGTACCATAGCTAATTGAAGTACCAGAAACAGTACCAACTACAGATTTTCCAGTGGCTCCAAAAGCGACTACAAACTTTCCAGCAGTGTTAGGATCAAAGCTTATTGCAGGATAGCTTGTATTAGCGGCATTAAATACATACTTTGATCCAAAGCTTAATGAAGTCCCAGAAATCGTTCCTACAATAGCTGTACCTTGCCCTGAGTTACTATCATCCTGAAAAGCAATCACGAACTTATTAGCCGTATTAGGGTCAAACGCGCAATTAGATACATAGCCAGTAGCAGCAGCGTTCCAAGTAACAACAGTACCATAACTAATTGAAGTACCACTCACTGTCCCGACTACGGCTTTTCCATGAGTAGAGTTACCAGCATCCATCCAAACAACGACAAATTTATTAGCGTTATTAGGGTCATATGAAGTGTTAACGTAATAGCTATTTGATGAATTAGCAGCAGCTTCAGAACCATACACTTGGAGCAATGGCGTATTAGCCACACTAGCCGCTATACCACCTTTCAGCACGATGTCACCCGATGCGCCTGACGTAATTGCTGCAGAGGTTATGCCTATGAAGTCTGCTACGTTTGGTACTAGGGCTGTAGCAGCTAGTTGGCCTACAACACTTTGACCTGCGTTAGTTATATCTTTATAAGATGTTATAAACTTACCATTACCACTTACGTTTGGATCAAACGCTACTTCTGCCTGATTGGAGTAAGAACCTACAAAAGTGTAGGTAGTACCTATGGTAATAGAAGAACCAGACCTTGAACACACCGCTATTTTTTGAGCACTGCTCTGCTGGTACTGAACTATAAAAACTCCTGTAGTTGTATTTGGGTTGTATTTTACAGACACTGCCTCTGTGCTGCTAGCTGTAGTAACTGTCACTTCACTACTAAAGCTAATGGAAGTTCCTGAGATTGTTCCTATCTTTAGATACACACCAGATGGGCTGTAGCCCTCCCATGATATTAAAAAACTATTAGCTGTTGTGGGGTCAAAGGAGATAGCATTACTATCCCCGCCATAGGATCTGAAAGTTGCTACAGATCCAAGAGATATACTAGAACCCGAAACTGTACCAACAATAGCCTTGCCGAAATAAGAAGATCCATGATCGGTAAAAGCTGCTACAAACTTACCCGCTGTATTTGGGTCGTACTCAAGACCCCCTAATCCGTTAACACTTGAGTTTGAGTCTAATGCAACTTGTGTGCCAAACGTAAACGATGTTCCAGACAGTAACCCACTAATTACAGTAGCTACGCGATCAGGACTAACAGTAAGATATGAAACTACAAATCGACCAGTCGTATTAGGGTCAAAAGATAGTTTTACATGAGACATATTTTGAGAAATAAATGATGCAGGGCTGCTAAAAGTAATTGATGTGCCAGAAACAGTTCCTAAAATGGTGCGACCTTGAGAATCAGAAACATATGCAATTACAAATTTACCTGCTTGATTAGGGTCATATTTTACAGAAGTATAAGCTGGAGAAGAACTTGATACAAAAACGTACTCAGCCCCAAATGATATGGTGGTTCCCGCCACTTTACCTATTATTGCAGTACCATATAATGAATTACCTGAGTCGGCATATATTAAAACAATAGTGTTTGGGGTGTTTTTATCCCAAGCTAGTGTCGGTCTAAGCATAGAGGTTGAGTGAAATGTATAAGTAGAACCTGCTGGAATAGCTACAGACTTTACTGTACTAATAATAGCAACAACCTCAACAGTACCATCAGCCTTTAACACCACAGCCTGTCCATTAGGCAGCGTACCCGATGCTACGAATTCAACTTCGTTCTGATTTCCCCCAGACGGGAGTAGTTCGGATAAGGTGCCCATTTACACACTCCAGCCGATTGTTCCGTTAATGTACGTCATAACAATCTCGGCAAAGTTTTTGTCAAAAGTGAGGTCTGTTGCGCTGGCTGCAATGTTAGAGCCATTTCGAGCGACTGTGAAATTAGTAGTCGCGGCAGCACCTGTGCCGTCTTTAACCACAACATAGTCGCCTGCGCTTGGGCTAGCAGGTAGCGTGATAGTAATGCTTCCCGCAGTTGCTACTTGGAAAGTAGCTGAAGCTACAGTGCCGCTCACTCCAATTAATGTTGGAGCAGGGTATCCCGCAGCTTCTGCGGCTGAAGTCCAAGCACTTCCGTTAGATTTTAAGACATTGCCGGACGTTCCGGGAGCAGTTAAACCCGTACCACCATTGGCAGGGGGAAGGGTTCCCGATACGCCTGTAGTTAAAGACACTCCCGTTAATCCTGAACCATCTCCCGTTGGCGTCAAAGCCGCGTTAGCCGTATTGGTTGTAGAAGTAAGGACCGCATCTCGGGCGGCTATGTCAACACCGTCCACGGTGCCCCCGACCACAATGTTGCCTGAAACATCGAGGATGCCATTCAAGTCCACTGTAGTGGCTACAAGCTGGATCTCAGTGTCTGCGGCAATATCAAGCTGACCATCCATGCTGGAGTTAATGTAGATAGCCGCATCGCGGAACTGAACTTTGTCCGTGGTGGATAGTTCAACATTCGTGCCGCCAGAGGTATTACCAAGCGCAAGCACCTCTGAAAGCGTGTCGGCCGTACCTACTTGGGAGTCAACGTAAGCTTTGATGGACTGTTGGGTAGCTAGCTTTGTGGCGCTGTTAGACGCCATGTTGTCTTCGTCTTTGATGCCAGTAACCGTTGCGCCATCGGCAGCAATGTTAAGGCTAGTGTTAGCCACAACCACTGTTCCAGTAACGGCCGCAGCGGTAGATCCACCTATTACGGAGGCGTCGATTGTTCCGCCATTAATATCCGCGGTTGTCGCCACAATACCGTCCACCGCCAAGTTGGCATAAACGTTGACGACGGTTGCACCCGTTCCGCCACCGTTAAACTTAACGACCACGTCCGTACCCGCCACGATCTCAATGTCGTTGCTCGCGTTATACGTGCCTTGGAAAAGGATCACCGAGCGGCTTCCCGCAAGGCTGTTCCTAATAAAGCATATTTTTTCGGCATCGTTAGGAATCAGTTCTACAAAAGCCGTTGCACCTAAATCACCGCCATCGGCAAATTCGATCCATTTATTACGACCTGTAGAAGAGGCACCATTAGTGATGGCAATTTGATTGGGGGAGCCAGAAGAGCCAGCGGATGCTAGCGTTATCGAAACTACACCATTAATGGCTTCGTCTAATATATTAGAGTTGTCATTGACGGTATCGCCCCAAGTTCCAGACTGTTCACCTGTGGCTGGTTTTTCAATCCCGAGGTTGACTGTATAAGTACTGGGCATCTTTAATTCCTCACGCTGCTATGTTTTTCCAATTGGGGTCTTGATCGGGGATAATACGGCCGTAAACCAGTACTGGACCCACAACACCCGTTGCATAAACTCCTGTTACATTAATGATAGCGTCGGCTATAACCGTAACACTACCCACTTGACCTGTTGCCTGAACACCGGTAACTTCAAAACGGTTATCCGTTTGCGTTGATACGGTGCCCACACTGGCCGTTGCGGCGATACCCGTGACGGTTACGCTACTATATGCGATAACCGTAACAGCGCCAACACTGGCCGTTGCTTCTAAACCGGTTACGGAGGCACCCGCCGCCGCCTCGACACTTACTGTGCCCGAGCTTCCCGTTGCTGCGGGAAGGGGTTCATCTTGACCCCACGGACCACCGCCCCAACTTTGGGTCGTCGAATTCCAACCCGTAGAAAAAATGACCCTTGCGCCTAATCCAACGGAGGCCGAACCCACTCCGCCTGTTGCAGCGACTCCTGTTACGGATACAGCGTTCACGCTGGTTACTGTAACATCACCAACACTGGCCGTTGCTGCCAGTCCAGTGGCGGGGGCATCGGACGCGGCATCGACACTTACGGTGCCAACAGTTCCCGTTGCTGCGGGAAGACCCTCATCTTGACCCCACGGACCGCCTCCCCAACTTTGGCTGGATGAACTCCAGCCTATAAAGGTGACGGTTGCATCAGTCATTACGCTATCCGAATAATCGCATTGCTAGCGTCAGCGGTGGGGAACACAACTGTGAAATCACCTGCTGTTGACGTTTTGTCCGAACCAAAATCTAATACGACGACTGACGGGTTAGTCAGGGCAATAGAAGTTGTATTCGGTGTCGTGTTATAAATCAACGCGCCACGGGCCGTGATCGTCGCAGTTGACCACGTCTCATCTGAGAAATCAGTCAACGCCGTGGTTCCAGAAATAACTGGGTTCACTGGAGTCAAGGCTTCACCGCCAGCCACGTAGGCTGTTCCACTCGTCTCGTTGGTCGTTGCATACGCCGTTGTCGCCGCAGTCATCGTCGCCGAACTCGTGTAGAGGGCTATTTTAAATGTATCTCCTGTAGAGGCGTCAAAGTCGTGGGCACCATACAGTAATTCGTTTTTAAAGCTGGTGCACATGAAGTTTCCTGAAAAGGCCATGGTCACAGTCTCCTTATAAGTTTAGCAAGCTCTGGTTGGCCGGCATCGGTTAACGCATTATACACGGTTGTTCTATCCGATTTGATAGCTTGGCGCATGTAGAATTCTATAGTTTTAATTAACTGCCCGCGAAAAGCATGGGCTTGGGCCTTAATGGTCGGGTTAGCGTCGTCAGAAATATTGATGATCTTATTAGCGCATCGTTCTGCAATTTCTTCTGGCGTAAAGCCTCTTCCGCTGGTGGTATGTACATCCACTGCGAAGGTAGCCGCCGTTTCTAGCTTCATTGCTGGAAAACTCATTGTTTAGGCCTTATTATTTGTCCAGTGCGGTATTCATCCGTCACTTCTTTTGTCTCGCCTAGCACTTGCATTCGTGACATGGCTTCCATAAATCTTTTTTCATACATTGTCATCATATCCGCATCTCCTTTCATGTAAGTGTACGCTTCAATCAGCGCACCGTACAATAAAGCTATTTCTGCGTTTGTACTGAGCCATGTTGTCCCAGTCGATACACCCGCCGTCAAGCTTAGTGGACGATAGAAGTAGTGTAGTTCTACATTATACGCCCCATTAGGCGTAGGTCCTAAAATAAAGTTATCCACGTCAAAACTTGCGTAAAAACGGGGATTTCCCGTGGTAGTGGAGTCAGGATTAAACGTTTGTACAAAATCAGGGTCTTTAAACTGTAAGAACACGTGATCCCCGCTACTATCAATAAAGGATAGCGCAAAAGGGGCTAGGAAGTCACTAGGGGCCGCCAAGAATCGGTTACCCAATGTCATTGTGCCGCTTACATTCTTCCTAAACAGGTTGAGTTGGATGCCTTTAAGGATTCTTTCCTCGGCCTGCCTTATAAAAAGGGGAAGATTATTCACAAAAGACGTTTCATTGTTCTCTGTGTAGTCCTGAATCGCTTGTTGTAGCTGCGCGTAAGTAAAACTCATGTGGTCACCGTCACTATTCCAACTTGACCAAACCCTTGTACGGGTCGTAGGGTGGGGTCAACCACTAAAGGCACCCCCACGTAAACATCTAAAGGCTCTACTCGATCAGGACGGGCATTTTTAAGGGCTTCGGGGTCAGACACCTTACGAAAAGGCCCCAATTGAGGCTGTTTTGGATCATATTCGTCTGGACCCACCAAAAGGCCGTTCCATTCTTTTCTCATCAATCTATAGGGGTAGCGGAATCCCGATCTATCGGAGATTGCCCATGAGTCTTTTCCAGCAGCAAACTTACCCATTAGCCTACCCTATAATAATCAAAGCTAGGCGCAACATTAAAGGATGAGCGATCTCTATCCTCTGTTGCTGCTCTTTCAAATTCTTCTTCGTATACCGCTTTTAGCATTTGAACACGATTCGGAGCACGTTTTAAAGCTAAGTAATACGCTAACCCTGCCGCTAAACAAGGGTAAAAGCGAAAAGGAACATCCATTGAGTTAGTGTAAATATCAGCATCGTCCATACGAGTTAATGCGTTATAGTAAACGACATCAGTGCTGTTATCGGGGATGGGCCATAATTTTAAGCTAGGGGTAATTTGCCGATCTAAAAAGAATTGATTAACACGGCCTTGGGTAGTTTTATTTGGAATAGTAAGGAAACCATCACGACTTAACCGAAGTAAAGAATAATCGGTTCCGTCACGGCGAACAACCACAGATAAGATATCGATAACGTCAGGAAGGATTGGATAAACACCTGTTCCCGCCACCATTGCAAGCGTTTTCTGCTTTATAGTCCACTGGTTTAAGCCACGGTTAGCCCAGTCCGCAAGTAAAAGATTTAAAGACCGCTTTGCAGTCTTCATGTCATAACCTGTTCGGACTTCTAAACCACAACGCTCAAATGCCTCTTCGACATATTCTGCGACGTCTAGCTCAAAGTCTTTGCTTCCAGATGTGGCCATAAATTGTACCTGTGTTCTGCCGTCACGACAAAAACTTGTGCACCATAGGTGCTATGATTATCAAAACCGCTAAACCCCATATTTTAAGGTCTAATGACTTCATAGAAATCTTTTGTTCGCCCAGTTTTTCTTCAATTCGCTTGTATCGCAAATCGCACTCTGCTTCGTGCTTCTCTAACTTAGATAAAACTTCTGCTATTTTCATAAAGTCCCTATTATGACTGACTAATTTTTCTTTACTTTTAGAGGACTTTACTTTTTTAAGAGTAGCTACTTTGGTTTCCATAACTACCTCAATTGTAAAATACCGTTATGTTGGTGACGTTAGTTAGTACGGCATAACACCCATCACTAAATAACATCCCCTCGTCGGGTATATAAACATTGTCATCAGTGTTGTTAGCAAAAGCTAACGTTAGCTGTGTGGCTCCACTTGTACTTCCAGTCTTTAAAACCAAAGAAGGGCTAGACCCTGCTTGGTAATGAATGGCTTTTATACGCGATCTACCCGCAAAAACAGTTCCAGTTGCGGTTAGGTAGGTTGCTTTTACATCAGACGCCATGATTTATCCCTTCTTTAACTGTAAAAAACAGTAACCGACGTAATAGCGGTTACTGCAGATACCCATATGTCAGAGACTCGAATGCCGTCAGAAGGAATGTTAGCGGAGTGCGTTGACGAGGCATTTAAATCCATGTCTAAAGCAACAGCGCCGCCGTCTCCATCCGTTATTGTAAGGCGTGGGGAACCCGTCGTTGTTTTGACTTGAACCTGCCTAATACGAGCGGGACCAACACCTACTGATCCCTGCGCGGTTATGCGTTTCGATCTTACGTCTGAACCTGACATTAGAAAACCTCCAAATTAAACTTAAACGAGGTCGCTGTTTTGCTGGTAAACCACTGTAGCTCGGATTTCTCCGTTACTAGTAGCTCCAGTAGATGTCCAAGTTAAGCGAAGATCAGAAGCACCTGTGTCAGCCCAAATCAATGCGCCGCCTGCTTCAGTAGTAGGGTATTTACGTCCTGCGCCAGAAGCTATAGAGATTGAAAAAGCGTTTAAAAAGGTGGCATTACCGTTAGCGACGTCACCAATGCTAAACACGCAAGTTGCGCCAGCCATGACACCAACAACGTCAAGGACGATATCAATGATCTGAGAGTTTGCTGGTATAACAACAGTAGTGGTGTTTGCAGCAGAAGCGCCGCCGTCTAAGTCTACACCTGTAGAGAAAGACTGAGCCATTACAACTTGGCCAGTGTTTTTTACGTTAGAGCCTACAGTTGTGCCTGTAGTATTTTTGATAGTACCAGCCAAGATTGGTCCGGAAAAGGTAGTCTGACCCATGATAAATTCCTCACATGCAAGTTATGGGGAATCTGTCTGCATATCGTCAGTCGGGTACTGTCAGATTCACCGGTATGTTTCCCGATAAGTGTAATTATAACATAACATTGACTTACATTTGTTGTCAATATTAAAGCAAAAAAAAGGAGACCGAAGTCTCCTTTTCCATACAACACGTTACCGTGAGGTTACGCTGCGCCGGGAGTACCGTAAACACAACGCCAATCGGATACACCGAATGAGTAACGCTCACGAGCTTTAAAGCGCATGTTGCCAGTATCAAAATCTCCTTCCATCGCTGTTTTAATAGACGAGCGGTTGAAGTTCTTGAAGCCGTTAGGTGCATCAGTCTTGATGAAGAAAGCATCAGTATCAGTGAGGAAGTGGTTTACCACCGCACCGTCTGGGAGCATTCCCATCGACTTAGTTGCGTTAAGGTCGTTATCCGCAGTGCCAGAGCGCAAGTTCGAGTTAATAACTCGTTCTGCGATGAACTGAAGCTCTTTAGGTATAATAAGCTTCATGCCGCGAACTGCGATCTTTAGGCCACGTTCATCTGTCATACCAGCAACGTCAATCAACATCTGCTCCAACGAAGTTTCGTTGAGGTCGGCAGCAACTGCCAAGATGTTAGTTTGGTTACCAGAAAGAGACGGATGAGCCGCGGAACAAAGTGCTGCACCATCGCCAATCGCACTAACACCTGCCGTGAACGCATTGTTCAAGACCGCTGCTGCTTTGATTTGCTTAGTCTGGGCCATAGAGCGGGCCAGAGCTTTGGTGTAGCGCGATGCAAGACGATCATAAAGATTGTCTTCCACTGCTTCCTCAGTAATTGAGAATGCAAGCGCAATCGTTTCGTGAGTGTAACGAGCGGTGTACGTCTCTTGAGCATCGTCAAAACTGATGGACTGGCCTTCATTTTTAACGGGTGCTGTAGAGAAACCACCTAGCATTACTTCTTCTTCAAAGGCACGGTCCGAAGACTCTTCCTCAAAGATTTCCGCATGCTCATTCTCGTAGCGATTATATTCAAGTCCGAACAAGGCGTTTAGGCCGGGTTCAAGCTCTTTCGCTAGTTGTGCGCGAGAAATAGCCATGATCTAACCCTCCTATGTGCCTGTCGCGGTCGCAGTGGTCTGCGAGTCGAAACGGCTTGTGTTTGAGTTGAAATGAGCATTTATCCGAACGATAAGCGGGATACCAGCGGCTGCAAAGTCGGTGTTTCCTGCGTCGTCTTGAATGCCAACAACACGCAACGGCAAAGTAGCCGTAGTTGCAATTGAAGACACGCTCAAAGCTGAGTTTGAGTTTCCTACTGCTGTACCAGTACGAGCAGAAGTTCCCAATGAAGCATTTGCGAACACTGCGGCTTGTGCGGTAGCACGGTCAGTCAGTGTTGCGTCAGACGCTACTAAAAACAACTGGTTGGGGTTGTCAGCGACAAAAGCTTTAACGGGATGGTTTGTATCCACGCTTACAGCGCCGGAACCGGGCCAGTAATTAATCCAGATTGGCTTTTTAGAAACCGAATCCACATATTCTACGCCCATCAGGACACCAAGTGCAGGGGTAGTTCCCCCACTTGTGGCACCAGCATGATCAATAACGCCCGCAGCAAGCGGAACGCAAAGAGAATACTGGTAAATCACATTGGTATTGTTGTAGGCGATCTCATACTGGGTTACACCAGTAGAATTGACCGCGCTGCCAACTAACCCGATAGGACGGAGACCAAAGGCAGTATTTGTATTCGCCATTTTAGTTCTCTCCTAAAGGGGCAGCCCATATCATTTTTGTGGGCCGCCGAAAGTTACACGAGTTTGACGATCAGGTTTATTAATCGTCATCGATGAATGTGCATTCTCTCTCATCATGTCGTGGTCCACTGCTTCCATCTGGTCCTTACTACGTCCTTTGAAGTAGTCAGTCCTTTCAGCAACAGTTTCGTCCGGAATCCGAGCGAGTAGCAATCCGCCAACTCCAAACACACCTTGATATTTACCTGATTCTACAGTCGGGGATTCAAAGTCTGGATACTCGTCCCTACGGACAAGCTCGTAACCCTCCCTTAATTTAGCACTGATGTTCTTGGTATCATCAAAGCCACGCGTTTCGGCGCGAATCCAACGATGCTTAAAACCATCAGGCGCAGGTGGTGCATCTAGCATAGACGGGGGAGCCCAAGGCTTACGGATCGCCTGTTTCTCCCGAGTTTTGTTAGCGCGAGAAGTACGGTTAACAGCCGAACTACCTGTGTTTTGTTGTTCAGTCATATCTATTACTCCTTCACGTATTTCGCATATTCTTCAAGCGGCACACCCAATTTTTTCGCTATCGCGACTTGGCTCGGGGTGAGTCGAACCTTTCTGTTACTGCGCCCAGAGGGTGTTCTGGAAGCGCCAATCACCGTCTGAGCGGGTCGTTTATCGGGGCTGCTTGATCCGTTACCAAACTTATCAAGAACACGTCTATCTAGCTCAGTATAGTAGTCTTCGCCTTGTGGGTCAAACCCTTCTTCCTCAACTAATTTTTTGTGTATACCAAAAGCCGCATAGGTCATGGCCTCGTCTGAGCCAAACCAACTGTTTCGTAAAGCCCATTGTTCGGCTTTAGCATCAGGTCGTTTAGGTTGTTGGGCGGGCATCGGTTGGCGGGCTTGGTGCTGTTGAGCAGCCGCCGCTTGTTGTTGCTGCCTGTCCGACTGCATTTTAGCTTGTGACGCTCGGTCTTGTTGAATAGCTAAACTAGTTAGCTCGCGTTGAGCTTCTACGGTTGCAGCGCCGTCTCCCCTTTCAATAGCGTTAGTCAACACTGCTTCTGCTTGAGATATCTGAGTGTTAACTCGGCTGGTATATTCTTGCACGTAGCTGTTGTCTAAGTTAGACATACGATTCTTTAAGTCTTGAGACTCGCCTCGAACAGCTTGGGCATACTTAACCGCCTCTTGCTCTCGGCGCTCGGCTTCGCGCATTTTTTTAGTAAGACGATTAATTCTTTTTTCAGTGGATGATTCCGCTTTAGCGAACTGATCACCAGAATCCTCTGATTCTTCCGTACCTGAACTAACTTCAACGTCTATCTCTTGCGCATCGCCAACGTCTAGTTCGACAGTGTTTTGATCCGACATGGTCCTCTCCTTATGTTAAATTATGGATGTCTTCTGGGTCCAAAATGGTCGACAATATTTCGTCGTCATTAAGAATTCGGACTTCTCCCCCATCTATCTGGAAGCGAGAACCAGCATAACGAGCAAACATCACCCATTGCTTTTCTTGGCACCACGCTCCATCTGGAAATTTGTCAGTGTCTTTGTAGGCCAAAGGGCCTAGTTTAAGTACATAACCGACTTGGGTAGATATCTGGCTTTTCTCCTGCGTTTCTGTGGGGAGAAAAATACCGCCTGCGGATTTGCCTTTACCTTGATAAGGTAGAATTAATATCCGCCAGCCCGTAGGGTTGGGCATCCTGTCTAAGAGAGTTTTCCCGATAGCGTCAGGGTTAAGGCGTGGTTTTGCCACGTAGGCGTCTGCAAGTTTAGTGGCTTTATCGGCCACT